CCAAAACGCGCTGCCGCCGCCGCAGTCAGACATGACGGCATTTGAGGTTGGCCAGCGAGTTGAAGAGTATGTGCGGCAGGCTCTTCCTCTATTCGAGCCGATGGAGCACGAATACAACGGCGCGCTCTGTGAGGATACGTTCGACGCTATGCTTCGATTCGGCGCCTTCGGTTCCGTGCAGGACATGCCGCCGCGGCTTCGTGGTCGGGACATTTACTTTCAGTTCGAGTCGCCATTGCACGACGCGATGGATCAGAAAGAGGCCGCGACATTCATGCAGTCCGCCGAGCTCATGCGCACGGCGATCGAGTTCGATCCAGCCTCTCTCACGCACTACGACACCGGCTCCGCGTTGCGCGCCGCTCTGGAAGGCATCGGCGTCAAGGCCAAGCACATTCGATCTGAAGAGATGGCGGCTGAGATACAGAGGGTAAACGCTCAGGCTGCGCAGGAGCAGGAAGAGGCTGAAATCCTCAAGACGCAGGCGAATGCGGCCAACCAAGCGGCCGCGGCACAAGCGAAGATTGCATAAATGCTGGTTGATGGCGTAGAGAAGAAGCAGCCGAAAGCGCTGCCACATGAGCGCCCAGATTACACAAAGGCTGAAGCGGTCGCCTTATGTGCGTTAGCCGATGGTACAGCAACGTCGCATCAGCAGAAATTGGCGCTTGATTTCATTATCAGGGATGCTGCGGGTACATACGATATGAGTTATCGTCCGCGGGATACGCACGCAACGGCGTTTGCCGAGGGAAGGCGAAGCGTGGGCCACACCCTTGTCTGGCTCATGCAGGCGGCGCCACTGGAAAAAGACAACGATAAGATGTCCGCTAGGAGGATGCAGGAATGAACGATCAGGTCAAAAACGAAATTACGGATACCTCGGGCGACTGGCAGAGCACGTTTGCCGGCGAGGATGGCAATGTGCCGGACGTAATCAAGAGCTACGAGAGTCCGAACCAGTTGCTCGAGGAATTCACCGGCCTAAAGAATCGCGACTGGCGAGACGAGCTGGCAGGCGACGACCAGGACTTCCGGAAGCAGCTTGATCGATTCAAGTCGCCGCAGGATTTCAGCGGATCGTACCGCGAGGCGCAGAAAAAGATCAGCTCCGGCGACATTGGCAAACCACCGACCCTGTCCGACGAGCCGACCGAGGATGAGCTGAAGCAGTTCCGCGAGTTCTACGATGTGCCCGATGCGCCGACCGCGTATCTTCAGGATCTGCCCGACGGTCTGGTGCTCGGCGACTCTGACAAGGAGATCTTCGAGTCTTTTGCAGAGGCGCTGCATCAGGCGAATGCGCCGCGCTCGATCGGCCACGTGGCGGTCGAGTGGTATAACAAATTCATGGAAGATCAGCAGGACTCGTTTGCAGAGCAAGACACAAAGCAGCATCAAGAGCTTACGAACGAGCTCCGTCAGGAGTGGGGCCGCGACTATCAGGCGAACATGAACTTGGTCGACGGCCTGCTCACGAAGTCATTCGGTCAGGAAGCCAAAGAGGCGATCGTCAATGCGCGCGATCCGGAGGGCAATGGGATCCTGAACAACAAGGCGATTGTACAAGGTCTCGCGGAACTGGCTCGGCAGGTTGACCCGATGATGCAAATCGTCTCGCCGACCAACGAGGGCAAAGAGCAGGCGCTGAATGACGAGATTGCGAAGCTCGAGAAGTACATGCGTGAAAACCGGACGGCCTACAACAAGGATCAGGACGCGCAGCAGCGACTTCGGGATTTGTATGAGATCCGAATCTCGGCGCAGAAGAAATGACCCTTGACTGCATTATGCAGTCGGCGTTAAATTTCGCCTGTACCCACATTACGACTGGTCAACCTGATTTTCAGCCCCAGTCATTCCGGCCCCTGCAGCCGGTGAGTGAGCCCCTATAACGGACAACCTCACAATCCAGCAAGCGCAGGACAACCCGACCAGTGGAATATCTTTCTTTCATTGTTTGGAGTAAACCGAAATGGCTGAAACAGCTTTTCAGATTCAATACCGGCAGGAGTTCATCGCCGGCTTTGAACAGTACCAGTCCCTGCTTCGCTCGAGCGTGACCACGGAAGCGGTCATCAAGGGCAATCAGGCGACGTTTCTTGTCGCAGACTCGAACGGTGCGACGGCCAAGACGCGCGGCGTCAACGGCCTCATCCCGGCTCGCGGCGACAACCTCACGCAGCCGACCGCGACTCTCGTCGAATGGCACGATCTGGTGCGCAAGACGAGTTTCAACGTGTTCGCATCGCAGGGCGACCAGCGCGCGATCATGCAGAAAACGTCGATGGGCGTCGTCAACCGCAAGATCGACGACGACATCATCACGGAGCTCGGCACCGGCACGGTCAACCTCGGCTCCGCGACTACGGCCGACACGCTGCGTACCCTTCGCGCCAAGACGGTACTTGGCAACAACGATGTACCGTGGGACGGCAACATCACCGCTCTGGTGACGCCGGCCTACGAAGCGTACATGATGGGTGAAAACGACTTTTCGTCCCGTGACTACACGCAGAACGGTCCGTTCGATTCGGGCGACCCGGCGTGGAAGGATATGCCGCAGACGTATCGTTGGCTGGGCCTGAACTGGATCGTTCATCCGAACCTTAACGAAGGAGGTGGTCCTGGATCTGCGACCGAAGAGTGCTACATGTACCACAAGAGCGCGGTCGGTCACGCTGCAAACACGGAAGCTCTGGCTTGCGCAGTCGGCTACGACGAAGAGCAGGACTACTCGTATGCTCGTTGCTCGATCTTCATGGGCTCGCAGCTTCTTCAGAACTCTGGCGTCGTCACCATCGCTCACGATGGCTCGGCTCTGGCAGCAGCCTAATAGGAGGGCTGAAACATGGCTTACGATTCCGCATCTCTCAACCTCATCTCTCCGCGCCTCGGCACGGGCGATGGCACCACGGACTCGGGCGAATCGTCCGCGCTGTGGATCTACCGCTCTGCCGACGCAGTGGGCGATGTCGACGCAACGGGCTACTTTTCCGATGCGACTGACAAAGGTCTCCAAGTTGGCGACTGCGTCATTGTGATCGACGACAACACGCCCACGGTCGACCTCTGTCTGGTAACGGCCGTCTCGGCTGGCGCAGGCACGGTGGTCAACCTGACCTAATTGCCGCTTGCTTTGAGATCGGCGACAATGCAGGGGCGGTTCCGTTTGGGGCCGCCCCTTTTTTTGATGGAGAAAAAGCTATGAGTAAAAAGCAGGCCGCAGAAGCCACCACGGAAGAAAGTGTCACCAATCGCACGGCCAAGTCGATTGAAGAGCAGGCAAAAGACAATCCGATCCAGTCCAAGTCCGGCGCGGCGAGCAAGGCATCCCCGCTGACCGCCGATCGCTTTGGTCTCGAGGTTGAGTTCAACACGGTGTTCCGGTGCAGCGTTCCGAACGCAGTGGCGCCGGAAGATTGCCAGAAGGAGTCATATTGGCAGCACGTGTCATACCAATTCCGCAAGGGCGACACGATTCGCGTAACGCCGGACCACATGGAGTGGGAACTGATTCTTCACGTGCATGAGGCAGGCCGGAACTACGCAATTGTCAAGCAGAAGCATTTTTGGAACTACGGCGAAGTGCCGGTTCGCGCGAAAGGGCCGGACGAATACGTCGTTCAGCACGCTGGCGCGCATCACCAGTGGCGCGTGCTTCTCGGCACGAGGGTTCTGAAGTCTGGCTTTGCAACGCGCGAGCTCGCGGAGAAGTACAAGAAGTCTCATCAAGAAGCGGTGGGCAGGTAACGCAACGAACGAGGACGCTCAATGACATCGAAACTATCGATCTACAACGGCGCGTTGAGCGTCCTCGGCGAGCGCAAGATCAATGCGCTTACGGATAACGTCGAGTCTCGACGCAAACTGGATGACGTGTGGGACAACGATTTTCTTGATCGAATCCTACAGATGGGGCAGTGGAACTTCGCGACCCGCACGGTCGAACTGACGTTTAGCCCGAGCACGTCACCGTCGTTTGGCTACGAGTATGCGTTTGATAAGCCGCAAGACTTTGTGCGCACGACGGGCGTGTTTGAGGACGAGTTCATGGTGCAGCCGCTACTGCATTACTCGGACGAGGCATCGTGGATCTTCACGGACCTCGACACGATCTATCTGGCCTACGTGTCGAACGATACCCAATGGGGCGGAGACTTCAGCTTGTGGCCTCCGAACTTCACGGAGATGGCCGAGCATTACATGGCGTACAAAGTGGCGCCGAGGCTCATCGGCCTTGATCCTGGCAACACCACGTACGAAGGCAAGTGGAAGCGATGGCTGGCTGAGGCAAAGGCAACGGACGCGATGGAGTCGCCCGTCCAGTTCGCACCGGAGGGGAACTGGGCTCGATCCCGGCGATCGCGCAACAGCGGTAACTCCGACCGTGGCCGACGTAGCCGGCTGATCGGATGAAGCAGGACCGTCAGTTACTGGCGTTCAATCGCGGCATTGTGTCGCCGCGAGGTCTGGCGCGCATTGACATCGACCGGATCCAGATCTCGGCCGAGACGATGACCAATTGGATGCCGCGCGTCCTTGGCTCAATGATGCTTCGCCCAGGCATGGAGTATCAGGACTCGGAAGCCAGCGAGCTGCTGATCCCGTTCACGTTTTCTTTTGCCGATCAGGCGTTAATAGCCATTCGGCCCGGCGGAACGCTTGGCGTTTTTGTTGATGGCGAGCGCATTACCTATCCGTCAGTATCAACCACAATCTCAAACTCCGACTTTACGCTGGCTGCAACTGGCTGGACAGATGCATCGGACACCAACGGCTCGAGCACTTACCCGTTTGCGGACCGAGCGATAATCACTGGCAACGGCGTTTCGGACTACGGCAAACTCTACCAAGAGGTCACTGTAGCGCCGACGGACCAAGGTACTGAGCATTGCCTGAAGATTGACGTTATTCGTGGCCCGGTTCGGCTTCGCATTGGCTCAACCAACGGCGATGACGATGTTTTTGGCGAAACATTCTTGCAGCGGGGCGACCACTTTGTTTCGTTCACGCCGTCGGGAAACTTCTTCATTGAGTTTGCAAACGATAGGGCGTATGGCGTCTTAGTTAATGAGTGCAGCATCAATAATGGTGTTGCCCTTGAGATCAGCCACGGCTTTTCGTCTGAAGAAATCGAGACCCTTCGTTGGGCCCAAGTGGGCGACGTCATCTATATGGCAAGCAAGTACATTGGGTCTGGAACGGACGATAACTTCCCTGTTTGCCTCAAGCGTCGAGGTAATGGCCGATCTTGGTCCTACGAACGTTACCAGCCGGAGGACGGACCATTCGATGTGCAGAACGTCACGGGCACGACAATCACGCCAGATGCCTTATCCGGTGACGTCACGCTGACGGCTAGTGAGCCAGTCTTTGAATCTTCGATGATCGGGTCTCTTGTGTCTATCGACTCAAACGGTCAGGACGTTGAGTCTGAGCTTACCGCGGCGGACACATTCACGGAGACGATCAGGGTGGTTGGCAGCGAGGGCGCCCGCGTCTTTCAGATCGTCCTCAGCGGTACGTGGTCTGGAACCGTAACGCTTCAATTTGCTTTCAGTGAAGATGGTCCGTGGAACGACACGACTCAGGTTTTCACCGGAAACACGGATACGACTTACGATGACGGGCAGGACGGGTCCATCATCTTCTACCGTATTGGTTTCAAGTCCGGCGACTACACTAGCGGTACGCTTACGGCGCGGCTGTCCTATTCAAATGGATCGATCACAGGCATCTGTCGGTTGACGTCTGTCTCATCAAGCACGGAGGCCGATGGGATTATCTATCGCAGCTTTGGCAGCACCGATTCGAGCACCGATTGGCGGCTGGGCGCTTGGAGCGGCAAGAAGGGCTACCCGTCATCGGTGGCGATTGACGAGGGCAGGCTGTGGTGGGCCGGTCTTGATCGCATCTTTGGATCAGTGTCGGATGCTTACGATAGCTTTGATCTCGAGGCTCTGGGCGACTCAGGCCCGATTATTCGCTCCATCGGGGCCGGACCAATTCGCAACATCAACTGGCTGCTACCGCTTGCTCGGCTTCTGATTGGTACACAGGACACGTCAGCCGACGTGCAGCCGCAACGAATGGACGGCAATAGCCCTCTGTCGCTGCGTTCGTCGAACTTCGATGAGCCCGTAACGCCAACTAACTTCAACATCAAGCCCGCGAGTTCTCGGGGAGTTTTTGTGGATCGCTCCGGGCAGAGGCTTTACGAGTTGGTGTACGACATTCAGGTTCAGGACTACCAGAGTGCGGATCTTTCGGTTTACACGCCAGACTTGAACTTGGGCGGCATCAAGCAGATCGCCGTGCAAATGAAGCCGGAGATGCGGATTCACTGCATACGGGACGACGGTACTGCGGGCGTGCTTGTTTACGATCGACTGGAAAACGTCATTTGTTGGCTGACCATTGAGTCTCCGGCCGCAAGTGGATCTATCAAATCGGTGGCCGTGCTTCCCGGCACTGAAGAGGACGAGGTCTACTACCTGATCGATCGAACGGTGAATGAGTTCACGATCGCGCATCTTGTGAAGTGGGCCAAAGAGACTGAGGCACAAGGCGGCGCTATCAACAAGATGGCGGACTCATTCACGCAGTTCGATGGTCCGGTGACAACGCTTACTGGGCTTACTCACCTTGAGGGTGAAGAGGTCGTTGTGTGGGGCAACAGTAAAGATCTCGGCACGTTCACAGTGACGAGCGGCGAGGTGACGCTACCGGAGGAAGCCACCAATGTGACGGTCGGGCTTCCGTACACCGGCCAATGGAAGTCGAACAAACTTGCCAGCGTACAAGGCATTGGTCTAATGGATCGAAAGCGCGTAAACCGCGTGGGCTTTGTGGCTGAGAACCTTCATCATCAGGGGCTGCAATATGGCCCATCATTTGACTATTTGAACGATCTCCCGGCTGTTGAAGAGGGTGTCGAGACCGCCGAGGATACGGTCTACGATACGTACCACGAGGACGACATCTCGTTCGGCGGTAGTTGGGATCCGGATTCACGAATATGCTTGCAAGCACAGGCGCCGCGTCCGGCGACTTTATTGGCGCTGATCGCCGTGATGGAGTCGGTCGAAAAGACATAACCCACCGGGTTGCTACTGAAGGTGATTTGCGCGCCTACTTCGGCCGCGTACCCATGTCAGTTCGAGCGTATGTGGTGCTCTTGAATGGTAGGGTCGAGGGGGTTGTTGGTGTGGCTCGGGGCAACTCGATTCACGGTACATTTTTTTCGGACCATTCCAAGAGGCTTCAGCCATACTTACAATCGGTTGCAGTAATGAGGGCGGTCAAAAAGAGTCTGCGGTTTTGCGATGAGTATGCGGGACCGGTTATGTCTCAAGCGACGACCGTGGAAGGTTGCAAGCTACTCGCGAAACTCGGTTTCGCACACGTTCAGGAAGGGTGGTACATATGGCCCAACTAGCCGCATCAGGCGTCGCTTTTGGCGGTGAAATGTATAAAGCTCGCCAAGTCCAGAAGGCGAAGCAGCAGGAGCAGGTGGCGTATCTTGATGCTTCAAATCGCAAAGCAGCAGCCACGACTCGCGATGTGCAGGAAGAGCAGCGCAAAAAAGAGATGCTGCACTCGAGGGCGATTGCTTTAGCCGCTGCATCCGGCGGTGGCGTGGATGATCCGGGCGTCGTCAAGGTCTTGTCAGACTTGAGCGCAGAAGGCGAGTACCGCGCAATGGCGACGCTCTACACCGGCATGACCGAAGCGCAGGGTCTGACTCAGCGTGCGACGATTGCGCGCCGTGAAAGTGAGCGCGCTATGACGATCGGCGTTATTAACGCAATCACAAAGATGTCGGCTATGGCCGCAAACGCTACGACGGGTATGGGGTCTCCGGCGCCACCGGGCACATCAGGCGGAGCAACGGGAAGTCCGACGCCAAGTAAAACTGCCGGAGCTCCTTTGATATGACCGCGCAAAAGAACTTCCGCACGGATAGCTTCCTTGCAGGATTGGCATTCAAGGCTCCATGCGTTGTTGCCACTACCGAGGCGATTGTCCTTTCCGGAGAACAGACAGTCGCCGGGGTAGCTGTAACGGCTGGCGACCGGGTTCTGGTAAAGGATCAGGCCGACCCAGTGGAGAACGGCATCTACACGTGCGAGACGTCGGCATGGCAGCGCGCTGGTGACTTTGATAGTAACCGCGATGTGGTAAACAACACGGCGGTACTGGTTCCGCTCGGTGATGGGTGGACGTTCTATTTGGCTTCAGGCAACACAGACCCGGTGCAGCCAGGAGTGAGTGAGATTACTTTCGCCGTCCTCAATCTTGTGACGGACGCAGTGGTTCTTCCGGGCGGTGGAACGATCGGCGATAACGAGGACGGAGATCCAACCTTCACCGATGACGAGGACAACATATCAGAATTCGCGCTCTACCCGCTAACCAACTACAGGATCAACGTGACTACAGTGTCGTCCGCATCTGGCAAGCTAGACCTCAACTGTGAGGTTGGCAATGCGTTTATCGTGGAGTTGGACGAGGATATTGACGCTGTCTCCTTCCTGAATGTTCCCGGTGGCTACACGGAGATTATTATCCGGTTCACGCAGGATGGCACGGGAGACTGGACCATCACTGGCTGGCCGTTGAACGTGAAGTGGCCGGGCGGAACAGTTCCGGTAATAACGACTACCGCCTCAACCGGTCGCAGCATCGTGGCGCTTAAAACTTTTGACGGCGGCACGAGTTGGGAGGGCGACTTCTCACAGGATTATTCCTGATGCTTGCTGGTCGTCTGCTTGGCGGTGCCGCGCAAGAAGGCTACATCATCGCCATAGCCTTCGGCTCGCTACCTTACATTTGCTGGACGCTTAACTGGACGG